CTACTTTAAGAGTACCAACGACATCCAAAGGTACTGAAGGACTCGCAGTCCCAATTCCGACTCGATTATTTGAAGCATCTATTGAAAGTGTGTTTGAATCAAAATTAAGAGCATCTACTGCTGCATTTAATGTAACATCTACTGTTTGAGTAGATAAATCTATAGTGCCACTATTAAAATCTATATTTCCACCGACTGTTAATGCCCCAGTAGCAACTGCACCAGTTGTGTCAAATGTACTGCTTCCAATGTCGATATTGCCAAATCCCGAAGTAATTGAACCTGAGTCTAATGCTCCAGTTGTAACGATATTCCCACCGCCAACATTATGGCTTGCGAAGTATGTAGACACAGTATCCACATTAGTCATTCGCATTGTACCGGCATCGTTAATTAAGATACCATCGCCAGTTGCTACGGCAGTTGTTCCTCTGGCTGTACCGCCATCAATGAGGTTAAGTTCTGCACCTGTGGAAGTAATAGCCGTGCCGTTAAAATCTATTGCATCTATATAAGCCGTTCCATCAACGTATAAATCTTTCCATTGTGCCGACGATCCGCCCAGGTCGTAAGTGTCATCGGCTGACGGCACTATGTTAGAATCAACACTTGCCGTTATTGTAACTGTATCGCCAGAAGCATCACCAATATCTATATCACCAGTTCCGACAAAATTAGCGAATGTGGCCGTGCCTGTGCCTGTTATATTTCTAAATCCCGTAACGTCTTTATTGCTGTCAACGACTACTGCCTTCGATGCCGCCACAGTTCCGGCAGTTACATCGGTGGAATTAGCCCGACCAACTGCTGAATCAATCTGCGCTCCGGTATATGAACTGTTATAATTTGCCATATTTTTCCTTTTAAGAAGTGGGAGGTGGGATCAACCACCCCCCAAATCATTATCGTTTACGGATTGTTAAAATTAACAATCTGACCAGCAGCATCAGCTGCGCCCTGCACTAAAGAAGCACCGAATAAGACATCAGCAACTACGGAAGTCGCAAGATGATCTATGTCGTATGAACTTTGTACACGAGGAGCGATCTGCATTGCGAACACAATCGAATCACGAGTGAAGATAGAAGCGGTTTCATCACCAGTTCCACCATCATCATCCCAATCAACTGAGAACTCAACCGGCATTCCATAAACAGAACCGAGTTTGCCAGATACTTGTCCAGCACTATCACCACGTTTATCGAAATGAACGAACTCACTCAAACCTAATAGTGAGTTGTATGCAGCAGGAGAACAGTATAAGAATGAATCGCCATTAGTGTAATCCACACCAGCATCCATTAATTTCTGAGTCCCTGAGCGAAGTTCAGCAGCGGTGATAGTATTATCAGTTGCAAGAGATACATCATTGGCAGTCGCGGATTGAATTATATCTACTGCGAGATAGTTTTCAACTTTCTTTGCCAAAGCATAGCCCATTGACTTTGCGTACATATTGAAAAGATCAGAGGATTCCTGGACCTTAACAATATCTTCGATGCGTTTTGCTTCGTAGAAATGTTGGTCAACAGAAAGGTCTGTTTTTCCATCTGTGTTTGCGGAGTAAGTTACTGCTGTGTCTGCTGATTTAGCAGCGGCAGATTCTTCTGTTACACGAGGTATATGAAGTTGATCTCCACCATCAGAAAGTAGTGAGGACATATCAGTAACCTTGTCTTTAATGCTAAACTTGCGTTCAGCATAATCTAAAATAGCGTCAGACCACAATTCTGGTATGAAATTTGCGGCTGCGCTTACATCTACATTAGCCATAGTTTTTAGTTCCTATATGAGTCAAGGATGGACCCCCAGCTCTTATTTCTATCCTTTGGATCAACTTCTTTAATGCCTTTAGCATCCATTTTAGCCGATCCAGGTCGAGCTGTATCCACGACCTTGACGTTTTGTTTAACAAATTTATTATGGACTGCTCTTAATTCTTTTGTGGGCAGCCCCTTAAATGTTTCCTGATCTTCTTCAGAAAATCCAGAAAGCAATTCTTCACGGAATCTTTTATCATCCGCTTCATATTTTTCAACAATAGGAGTAAGCTTTTCAATTTTCATTTTCTGTTCTTCAGCAATGACTTTCCATTGATCTTGCTCCTCTAATCGCTTTTGCCGGTCAGTTTCTATGGATTGTTCCATTCCCACAAGTTTGGCTTCTGCTTTCTGGGCCCGACTTCTATACTTTTTGCTTTCAGCTATCAATTCTCCTACGTCAGGTGTGGAGGTTGATTCTTGGTTTGTAACCACTTCTTGCTCAGTTACTTGAGTCTGTTCTTCGGACATAATCTGCCTTTCTGTTTTCTCGTTTGAGTTATCCTATCTTAATCACGGTGTCTTTTGCCGCGAATTTCTTAATCCTTGTTTCCAAGTGTTTTGAAATTTTTTCTGAAACAGATGAAAGGTTTTTCGCTCTTATGTCTGCTAAATCAGCGTTTTTATTTTTCTTCAACCCTTCTACAACTGCTCCTCTCGCAAAGTTTAATTCTGCATAATTTTTTGTGGCCTTTGTTGTTATCCTTCTTAATGTTTCGCCAGTAAGCCTTGCATTTACCTTACCAGACTTCCCCCTATCAACACTAACCCCCTTATATTTAGAAATCTTCCCATACCCGGGGATAGTCATTCCCCTCTTTTTATAGTTGATATAACTATCTATATAGACCCTTTTTGTGTTGTTCCCTGATCCGATTGTTCTCCATCCAACATTTGCTCCACTATTAGAATACGATATATTCCTTTTGTCATTTTGGAAAATACCCTTATCGGCATCTGCTATGATTCTCCCCTTTGCGAACTCGCCGATTTTCTTCCACAAACTCACATCCATTTTTGGTATTTCCGATGCTCTCATACTGGGACCCAATCGTGTCGGCAATTCCACCCACCTCTTGATGCAAAGTCAACTGGAAGCCCATCAATTTCTGAGGTTGTAAATCCCTTGCTATTTCTTGAATCACTTAAAACATCTGAACACTCAATTCTTGTTACATCGTCATTTGGTCCAATATATGCGAATTTCTGCTCTGGCGTATCTGCGAAAACCTCTTTTGTTGTAGCATTGGAGAGCCTTGAAAAAGCATCGTTCACAACAACTCTTTTTTGTGGCCCCGTTAGCATCTTTTCCGCACCAAAATCGTTTGTCAATCTGGCTGCTAACGAAGAGCCTTCTTCTCCGGTTATGATTCCCCTTATAAGTTCTCGTTTTAGATCAGAAGCGTATTGTTCATATCCTTTTAGTAAAGAATCCACCTCCAATAAACGCATTGCTTCAATAGCTTGAATATTCGTTGTTGTTATTTGTTTAACACCCAGAGTAGATGCCTTTTTCAATGTGGCAGAAACCTCTCCATTAAAACTATTATAAAGATTATCGAGAGCATCCCCCAAACCATTCTTGTTCATTTCCTGTAAGAAATCAATAGACCTTGCCACTTCAATTAACTCTGATGTGTTTAATTTTTGAAGCTTTGGGATTAATCGTTTTAAGCGTGACAATATCTCAGTTTGAACGGCTTCCACATTATCGAAATATTTATCGATATAATTAGGCATTTAGTAAATCCAAAATCGTTTTAGGTCTTTCTGGTTGTTCGTTCTTTACCTCTGGTTGTTCTTCAGCAACCTCACCTAATAATTCGTTCACTTCATCATTGGTCATGTCTGGATTCATTTCTTGAAGGACCCTGCGCTTTGTAGTTAGTCCATTTGCAAGTTCCCAATCCATCTGGTTCCGCCACTCTGCCGGATCGTGTACTGTCTCCGGTTCTGTGAAATCAACATGATAATCTTCAGATATATTTACACCGTGAGCCGCCAATATTGTCCTGTCCAGGTTAAATCTTTTATACTCGAATGGTCGCCATATATCCTCAACCGATGCTGCTCTTGCTTCATAATTCTCTAAGTTCTCTATCTTAACTTGAACACCGGAATTGGCTTGTGAATCAGACCATCTTGCGACTAAGTGGTTATTCGTCGCAGCATCTTGAATGATAAACTTTATGGCATTAACGATTTGTCCTAAGTCAGAACCGGGAAGCTTGGATAACGTGCTGCCTTCCGGGAGCATCATTATTTCATCTGTTCCTATCCTAATAGGTTCGTCTTGTTGAATGCCGGTTGCGTACTTCACGCCCAATGTGTCTATCCTTGCAGCAATCAGCATTTCCAGATATAACATGGCCACCGACTCCTGTGCTGATACAAGGTCTAATGCGCCACTCTGCCAATACTCATCGACCAGTTCTGCATCACGCTTGGCAAAGGTCATTGGAATGATACCAAACGGGTTCTCATCCTGATCGAAGATTCTCCCTCTCTCATCGAATCTAAAATGCTGCTCATCTGACCAATATTCGTATATCCTGCTTGTCTTATCATTTAGATTTGCAATAGGATAAAACACAGCAGATTCTTTTGTCTCGCCCTCAAGGAATAACGGATAGAAATACGGCACTAATTCATAGTTTAACCCCTCGTCTGAATAGTGACTCAACAGTCCCATATTCCCGGTAAGGAACGTCATCTTTTCCATTTGCCGCATTTTCGCATCAACATCCCTCGGTAGTTCCTCAACGTACTTATCGTTGTGGCGCATAGGTTGGTCTTTATATACCAAACTTCTTGCCGATACCATACGCTTCACAAAGTTAGGCAATGCGGGCGGCAGT